TTTATTGCTGTATGTGAAGGATGTTGCAGTCTGGCATTTTTTACAACTTTCAAACCCTGGTGTTGAAATGGAACTTCGGTTAGAACGTTACGAAAAAGCCATCAAATGGTTTGAAAAAGTACAAAGCGGAAAAACCAACCCCAACCTTCCTTTACCCGTTGCGCCGGTAGATACTTTTAGTGGAAGCGTTGAGAATTTTATGAAGTGGGGCAGCAAACCGAAGCGTCAAAATAACTATTAAAACTCCTTCCTTTTCCTATGGCAAACGTTAAACGCAACACAATAGAAACTACTCCCGAAAAAGGGGTGGTTATTCAAAACCTTACCATCCGGCCCGTAGTGCGCCAAAGCCAGGACATTGAGAAATGGCGCAACGCTATAAAA